TGGCTTCACCCACCGCCTTCAGCATCACATCGCCGGATTCGTGACCCATGTTGTCGTTGACCCACTTCAGGGAATCGACATCCACGCTTACCTGAACAGGCAGCTTTTCAGATTCGTCATAGGCGCGGCGGTTGCCGAGACCGGTCAAGTCATCGACCAGCAGCGCCTTGCGCATTTCCTCGGAAGACATCTGCTCGACACGCTTGCGCTGTTCGGTATTGGTGCGGCGGTCTGGTTCTGGAGCAGGATTTGTCAGTCCACGAATAGCATTATTCGCGGCAGCGTCATCCAGATCCATGTAGTAGTAGTCTTCAACGGCCTCGTCAATCTGTGCCTCAGTAACGCCGGCCTTCACTGCCTGCGTGATTAGCTCACGGTCCAGACGGTCATACTTGTTGGCGATTGCCATTTCCGGGTGGTCAATGGCGTTGTTGGCCATGAAGAATCCATACGAGAAACCCTCGGGCGTCGCGCTGCGTGCGTTCTTGGTTGCCAGACTCTTGCCGCCGTACTTCTGGTGCATCTTGCTGCCCTCGGTAGGCTCAACCGGGGCAATAGGCAGGTCGGCATTGAATCGGCCCCACAGCAAGGTTTTCTTGGTGTACGGGTCGCCAATATGATTCGGGTCGAATGACAGGCGCCATGGTGGCAAACTGCCCAATTCCTCGATACGGCCAACAGGGTTTTCAATCGCCCAGATGGCGGGCTTGAAGTGTTCAATGGTGGCCTGCGTCATGTGGACCAGCTTCACGCTGGCCGCGGTCCTGCCGTCCTTGTCCTTGGCCTTGAAGTGCCGGGCACCGCTTACCGCGAAGTCAGTACATGGGCATGCTGCGAGAATGGCATAGACATCATTGCCATCGAAGTGGCCGAACAGATCAGCGAAGTAGTCATGGCTGAAGTTGTTGATGTCACCGATGTTGATTTCCTCACCGTTGACCTCGTTCATTTCCTCGGACTGGATATCAAAGCGATACACCTGATAACCAGCCTCTTCCCAAGGTTGTGACCACTTGCCGGTCAGGTCGAACAGCGACAGCACGATACGGTCACTATTGGCGCTGCGGCTCTTATCGTCCTTGCCCTGGGCCTTGGCATGCGCCTTCCACTCGGCAATGCGCGCCTTGGCTTCTTCCACGGTCATCCAGCCGTGGTCTTTGTGGTAGACCTTTACCTTGTCATTGAGGCGAACAATGTCGTTCTTGGCCGGCGCGTCGAACAGGTGGTGAACCTGCTCTCCACCCTCGAACATCGATTCGTGAGCCGCTTTGAACTCATTGACGATCTGACCTAGTTCGCGGTCATCAACGCCTAGGTCGGCATGCTCTGGGGCAGTGCTTTCCTTGGCTTTTATTGACTTGTTAATGCCTGCCAGATGCTCTTGAATAGGCACTGCCTCATACTTGGCAGTATTGAGCGCATCCACCTTCTTCCGGTCGAAGGTTTCCATGACGACTTCGCCGGTTTCTTTGTTACTGATAACCCAACTGGATGAAGGCTTTACTTCTGAAGTAGGCTGACTGAACAGGTCACGCGCCCCACGCGCCGCGGCCTGATCAGCTGGCCGGTCACTGCCGGTCAGTACAAAATCATTAACTTGGGAATCTGCCTCGGCCTTCTTGCTTGCAGTCTCATCAGCCTTGCGCTGATCGGCCTTGGCTTGGTCGCGTGCGGCTAGGTCTTGTTGGCTTTGGGCCGAGAGGGTAAGTTCATCGCCTGCTGTCTGGACAGGAGGCGCACGAGTTTGAGGCGGCGTTCCTTCGGCATTGCCGCTATCTTCTGCATTGCCGGTGTCTGCACCAGTTCCTTGGCTTTCGGCTGCAATTTCGATCTCTTCATTGAGTACCCTCGTGAGCTCTCTTTCAATTTCCGCCTGTGTCTTGCCGGCATTGGCGTCTGCTACCGTTACGTCTACCTGAGTAACAAACTCTGAACCGAAAATTCGGGTGGCTTCAGTGATGGCCAGATCAAGCGCAGCTTGCTCTTCATCGCTGAGCTCGTCGTACTCTGCATAATAAGCCTCTGACTTAGCCTGAGCAATGTTTTCAGTGCCTTCTGGGGTGTAGACATCAAACCCGCCCATAGCATCGGATAATGTGTCTCCGAATGCCGCAACCGTATCACCTACTGGATATCCAAGCTCCAGCAGCTCTTCGCGCATGGTATCCAGGTCTTTGCTGTTCGCCGAATTGTTGAAGCTGCGCATGATGCCGGAGCCGAATGACTTCATATCCTGCGGATCCAGACCCCATTCTTTCTTGGCCTGATCGAGATTGAGACCGCCGAGTTTGGCCATCGCAACCAGAACATCATCCTTGGCGGTATTTACGCGTTTGTTCGCCTGAGCGCGTTCCTTGGCCAGACGACTTCGATTTTCCTTCGCCGCAAGCGCTTCCGGTGTATTGGTGGCCGCGTCCTGCAGTTGTGTCAACAAGTCATACAAAGACTCGTCACGCTTGAACATATTGGCCCAAGTCTTGAACTTGGATGCGCTGATGGGCTGACCGTCCATGAGCTTCTTGGCAGCGGCCAATGCGGCATCAAATGTACGTTCCTTGCCAAGCTGTGCAGCTGCGGCGCGACGTTTAACCAATGCCTCTACGGTAGGGCGAAGGTCAAGCGATGGTGTTGGCGGAGAATCAGACTCGACAACAGGCTGCAAGAATGCTTTCTCGTCCTGCAGCATTTCCTTGAAGCGCGGCATCGGCACCGGCACAACACCACCCATGCCCTTCCAGTTCTTGTCGTAATTGCTTCGATACGCGGATTCAGCCTCTTCCTGGCTGGCATAGCCGATATACACCTTTGGCTCATCGAACTGACCGGTAGCGGGATCGATCTGGTTCACCACGTAAACATCGCCGTCATAGTCTTCTGCTGTACCGGGCTTCACATTGACATCGATATGTTCCTTGTCGGGTGCGCGAGCCTTCACGCCTTTGACATAGCCGTAGTGGCCATTCATCGTGCGCGACCATTCCTTGCCGGACTTATCCTTACCAGAGCGGGTGCTGCCGTCCGGGTTCTCTACACTGATATTCAGACCGCCAACCTTGGCGCGGCCTACCTTGTAGTTACCTGCTTCCTTCTGGGCTGGCGTCGGTTCAGGAAGATCGTTCTGTGGAGATGTGGCGGCTTCATGCGCACCAGCTTCTAATGCATCGTTGGTGGAGTCTCCCGTTCCAGCAATCTGATTTTCCTCGCTGCCAGCTGCAGATGGTCCGGTAGAACCCTGACTTCCCCTGTCGGCGTCACTAGGGAGTAAAACGCTATCTCCTGTGCTTCTTGCAGGCTGATCAGCTTCAAGTCCACTGGTTTCTGTAGCCACTGCGGCAGGCTGTCCAGTTGTGCTGACATCTTGTTCCCCTCTCTTAATGCCGGCCGCTGCCTTGCGCGCTCCAATTTCTGCGTCCAGGGACTCGGTAAGAATCTCGAATTCGGTTTTTGGTGGAGCGCCGGTTGCTGTGGCTTGTTGAAGCAGTGCATCCTGATCAACAGCGGTAGCTGGCGCAGGTAGGTCGGCTGGCTGCGCTTGTTCCTCTGCCCTGCCGCGGAATGCACCGCCAGCGAATCCGCCCATGACTCCGCCAGTCAAGAGACCCATGGCCGCGGCATTGTCTACTCCATCGAACATGGGGCGGTCCAGAGCGACATTGCTCCAGATCTGTTCCTGTACGGATTGCGGCAATTCCTCGAACACACCTTCAGATATGCCAGCTTCCAGAATGCGACGGCCAACGCCCTTCTTTGCCGCCTCTGCGGCTCCGCCGGCCATGATGGTATCGATATCATTGATGCCGAGTTTCTGTGCGAGCTTGCCGCCGGCTGCGCCGAGCACTGCGGTACCAACACCAGACCCTGCAGCGGCCAGGCTTTGCTTCGGAGTCAACAGACCGTCATCGGTCTCCTGGCGGATTCCTTCAGCTGCAAGACCTGCACCCACTGCACCTTCACCAATGGCACCAGCAAGCACTGGAGACATGCCCGTAGCCGCCTTCAAGGCGCGAGCTGCCACACCCCCGGCACCCATGGCTGGCAACGATTCAACGACGGTATGAGCGATCGTGCTCGGGTTTTCTACCGCAGTCTTGACGGTATCAATGAATCCATCAGCTTCGGCCACCTTGCGGTTGGCTTCTTTCTGTTCCGGGGAATAGTATTCATCGAGGAATTCTTTGGCCTGTTTCGGCTTGAAACCGAACCCTTCTTCAGCCACCTTGCCGGCGACGCCACCGGTTGCTATATCTGCCAGACCTACAGCCATTTCAGGGACTGCAACGGCACCCTTCAATGCGGAGATAGCGGTATCGCCTACGGCGCGGCGAACTACTCCGCTTTTCTCGTTATCCAGCGAGCCATCAAACGGTTTGAGTTGGGTTGTGGTGCTGACTTCAGGCGAATCAAGCTCACCATCGAAAGGTTGAAGTGCCAAAATCTGTCTCCTAAAGAGAAAGCGACGCCTCACGGCGTTGCGTAGGTAGCCTTACTGAATAAAGCGCTTGCCGTTCGCATCCTCGAATACCGGACGGCCCTGTGATGTGCCTACATATTTCATGCCGGGCGGCGGAGTTGGTGTCTGTGTTGCTGCCGCCTGACCAGGCTGATTGGTAGCCTCGCCAGTTCTGGAATTGAATGCCCCCAGATATACCGGGTTGCCAACATCATCCTTGCCCATGATGGGCTGGAACTTATCAACCTGAGCCTTGCCGGTGATTGCAGCAATGGCTGCGGCTGCGGCTTCTTTCTTGGCAGGATCCGTTTCCTTCAGATACTCATCCTGCAGCGTAGCCAGCCGGGCATTGAGCGCCAGTTCGCTTTCCTTGGCTTGTACCGTGACGGCACTTTCTGCATCTTCACGATCGGCAGTTCTAAACCGGTCAGCCACCTGGCTTTCAGTATTGAGCACGGAGTTCCTTGTCGCTTGCTCCTGATTGCCCATATCGGATAACGTCTTCGCCCGATTTGCGATACCGCGTGCTACCAGTGCGCGTCCAACAGAGTTTTCGCCGGCCGTGAGGCTTTGCCCCTCTGTAGTGACAGATGAGCCGACTTCACTATTCAACAAACGCTGGCTCTCTCCAACAAGCGCTTTTGCCTGCGCACCATATCCGTCCATAGCTTCAGAATTGGCTGCAACCTGCGGTGCCATGCTGGTACCAGTAGATTGACCACCCACACTGATTTCCTTGCCGGTTGCGTTATCGATCACGACACCAGTACCTGCAGGCATATCGGTTGCGTAACGACGACGGGCGCCGGCGGCAACTGGAGTTGCTGGTGCTGGACTATTAGGCTGAGCAACCATGTCGGATGCAACGGTCGTGGCCGATGCTGCTGGCTTCATTTCGGCGGCACTGGCCGACGGGATAATATCGGCGCTGCGCTTGGTACCTGCTCCAAAAATGGCCTCATTCACCGAACCAGGCATTTTGTAGGGTTCCGCGACTGGCCCTTTAGCTTTCACGCCACCCACACCAATGCTCGCGGCGGCGGCATTGGGCATGAAGCTGTTCGAGCCATCCAGAAACACCTTCTTTTTTGGTTCTTCGGTGACCGTAGCCATCATGTTCTCCTAGATTTAAGGCGCAGCACTGAGGCTGACCATAGTGTTGCGGGTAGCAAGGGCACCAGCGGCCACCTTGGCCAGTGTATCTGCTGCCTGAATAGCGGTATTTGCCTGCACCTTGGCGATATCAATTTCCGAATCCATCATGCTGCTACGACCCTTTACGAACAGGTCCCAATAGCGAGCCTGCACGTTCTGGTTTTCAAGGCCAACGGATGACCTCAGCTTTTCCTCGTTGATCTTGGCGCTGTAGAGGCTCACGGCGTTCTCATACAGACTGGATTTAGCAGCAAGGATGGTCTTGGCATAGTCCACGGCCTGATTCGGCTGCACCATGGCAATCTTGATGAAGTCACCCAGGGCGGCAACGAAGCCGGTTCTCAACGCCACGGCCTGCTGAATGGCGAACTTGGTGTTTTCATTTGCGATGTCGAAAGCCTTGAGTGCGATTTCTCGATTGATGGTAGTGAGCCGCTTGCTGGTTTCCTGCTGGTTGGCGGAAAGGGTGTAGTTCAATACGCCATTCGGCATGGAGAATCCGCTGGCGGCACTAGCTTCCCTTACGGACTGCTCGTTGCGCAGCGCTTCCTGAATCTCTCGATCGCGTGCCCGGTCATACAAGGCATTCTCGACCTCGATCGGCACGAAGCGTCCGCTGGTGATGGTCTCCACAATCCAGTCATCGGACGTGCTTCTGATTGCCTCGGAGATATCTGGGAAGAAGGTGTCCAGGTAGTTCTGGATCTGTGGCTGGATGTCGTTGTTGAGCTGGCCAAAGGCATAATCGAAAGCCTCGCGGACGTCAGATGAATAATCCGTGGTCGGCATCAGCGGCTTGGTGAGCCTGCTGCTGTCTATGGTTACGTCATCAGGGTTATATCCTGCGATGGACCAGTCGACATGCAGCCCTGATACGGCTGCTGCGGCCTCATTTAGAGCAGTGTCGGTAGCAGCAAGTGCATTGTCAGCCAGCTGCTTCGCATCGGCATACGCTGAGGATGCTTCTGTTGCCAGGGTGTCGATTGTCGTAGCCATGCTCTACCTCCAGTGTTTCGAGGATTTTATTACGCAATATCATGGCAAAACGGAAAACGGGAACGGTCAGCGGATAGCTTCTTTTACGGCTTTGTACAACCTGATCGCTGGTGTTATAAACTCTGATGGAATATCCGGCGTCACTTCTTCCGCAGAAGCTCCAGCCATGAGCTTTTGAAGCTGCTTTGCTTGCTCCTTCACGTCCGTCCACACAACTTTCCCTGCGATACATACACAGTTGGTCTCTTCGATCATGTCCCAATCCGTAATGTTGTCTATATATCTGGGCTGTAAGGTATAGCGCGTGCCGTCTACCGTCACGGACGTAGGAGTAACTTCGTCGTTGTATTCAGATATTGAGTTATCTGTGATAGTGACCTTACCTTCGGAAACGAACTCGGTCCACGACACGAACGAGAATGTGCCGGTATCGTAGCTGTAACGGAATTTGGCATACCCTGACAACTTTAGTCTGGAGTACACGTCTGTATTCGTTTCATGATCCAACGGGAACATGCCGCGATCATCGCCTTCTGTGGTGACGTATGACAGAGGGATCACCGTAACCACCTCTTTGTCGGCAAGTCGCGATGACAACCAGTTGGTCGAGGGGGTTTCGCCTTCCTCTACTTCAACCGGCGGGCTTGCAGCGATATAGTCGAGTAAAAACTGCGGAATGGTGGTAGCCACTTCGATCGCAGAGGGTGAGAATATGGACATCTGATCAAAACCATCCGGTAGATTTGGTGTACCTGTGATTTCGTCGGTTGCGTACCACCCGGTGTTTTTATATATGCCAGATATCTGCACTAGCATATTGCCGGTTGTCGCGTCAGATAGGAACCTGTTTACCCTATCGAATTGAGGCTGAGGGAGAATATCCTCACCTCGGGTGGCTTCCTGCAGAGTCGCGAAGTTAGGGAAATCTATATACTCATACTCGTCCCACTGCTTGGTCTCTGGAATGTCAAAATGGAGCCACTCGTCTATGTACTCTCGTCGTATCTGGCGGCCGTTTATAGTGTAGGTATACACCCCCGCATTCGGACCGGTATCTACGTCATACCTCATGGTTATTGTTACATTGGTTTCCTGTGTCTCAAGCAAGCCGGGGCCGAATTCATAATCAGGGTTAGTAATTTGCGGGCCCTCTACCCTAGAAAAGTTGATTATTTGCATAGGGTATTTACGTTTTAATAAAGCGCTGACCGGATGCTGCGTCTTAACGAAATATTCTATCTCTGGCGGTAGAAAACCGCTGCGCAAGTACATCAACTGCCCGTCAGAGCAGCGTTTGCGGCGTGCATGTTCGCGCTGTAACGCGACTGCTTGTGCTGCGTTCCAGTCAGATATCCACTGCTGCGCGGCTGAAGCCTGCCCTTCAAGCGAGTCAAGCCACGCTGCATAGTCCGCGAAATACTGCGCAGGAAACGTGTATGTCTTGTACGTAATAGTCGGCGCTGCAGAAGTACCGTTACGCACTCCATAGTCAAGGGTTCCTTGCGCCAGATTCGTATTTCGCGTGCTTCCGTCGGGATTGTTGCTATGCGTTGGGGGTCCAGTATCGTTGATCGTTCTTGTGCCTGTATCTATAAAATACGATTGCCCGTCGTACTCGAGATACAGTGTGTTTGTGGTAACTGTCCCCGCGCTCTCTGTTTCTAGCCTTGTAGTCGGAGCCTGCGGCGCAGTAGTTGTGCCGGGATACGGCGGCGGGTCCTGCGGGCTGTAACACACGTCGTCGGGGACGGAAAAAATAAGGTCGGGCCCTCGTACAACAGTGGATCCACCTGCGGTTTCCTCGTAAGTGAATAGCGGAGCGCGGTCCCCACCGCTGTACGGCATGTCGAAAAATGTAGGCACCCATACTTCCCCGGCAGACACTCCGGAGCGCACTTGCGGGACACTAGCCAACTCTGTGCCGTCAGTCATGAAGACCGCGGCGCGCTGGTTAGCGGCAGCCGTAAGCGCAGAGACAGCGGCTTCTATAGCCGCATCGAACGGTGTATTCCATGCCTCGTTATAGCTAGCGACACTCCAAAACGGGCTTTCTGGTGTACCGATATTAGTGTACGACGGGTCCTGTGTGAGCAGCGCGTATGGAGTAGGTCGTGGGCCGGAAACAGCTGACGTGACAGCAGCAATGTTAATAGACCTGCGCACTGGGGCGCTTGGTTCCGAGGCAGTACCTCCGGACGAGGTAAATGAACTATCTACTCTACCTACCTCAACACCATTAACACGCGCGACAATTTGGCTCGTGTAGTTCCGAAACCCAACAATATTCCCTAGCTCTACGATGTTTTCTTCTGTGAGTGTCACCGCTATCGACGCGCCCGCTGTCTCCACCAGTTCCACACCACGACAGAAGCAGCGCATGGCGACCTGCGCCCCATATCCGAAGTACATGCTTATATCGCCTTTGACGAAAGCGATATTCTTGTGTGGGTGGTATTCGACTTCCACTCCAGTAAGCTCGTCCACCTGGCGTATGGTGCCAAACTTCATTTCTCGGTGTTGTGCTGCCACCCGATAAGCGGATTCCCTCTCTTCTTCCGAAGGAACGCCACCAGTTACGCTGATGACATGCGGTAACGCCATCAGACTCTCCGGGATTTGGCTATTACAGGCATATCCAGCGCATCAATCTCGATATCAGCGCCGTTCTGATTGGTGATTTCCAGCTGCCATGTCCGGCCATCCAGCCCACGACCAAGCTTGACCCTTGTGGGCACTATGGTGCCGGATGCCTTCTGCGCCTCGGACGATATGAATTGATAGGTGTACTCCTGTCCGTCGACTCTCGCTGTCAGGTTTACCAGGCCATCACTACGGATACCGGCATAGATAACCGGCATGGTCTTGAGTGAAGGGTCGCCAAAGTCGGTTTCGCCTGTGGTGATGACGGTATTGATGTCTGCGCCATCATCATCAGTCCCGGCGATCAGGTAGATACCGTCATCATTGAGACCGAAGTAGCTCTGCCCTATCCTGCCGAATGAGTTGAACTTGAACTGCTCATAGAACGATGGTGCACCGGTATTCAGGTTGTAAGCCCATCCGTCCCAATAGTCGCTAACGAAGAGGATTCCGGACAAGATATGCCCGATGGATTCCGCATTAAGGTTGTATTCCGCACCGGCAGCAACAGAGACATGAATACTCAGATTACTGGATGCAATAGCCTGGATTGATCTGAATGATTCGGCAGCTCCATTGATGATCAAAGAGCTGGTTACAGAGTCATAGAATATCTTCGGAGCTGCAGCTGCACTGGAGAGGACGCCAGATGTATCTACACTGGCATTAACTATCTTTGATCCCATGGCCGAGCCCAGGGCGACAATGGCGCTTTCTACGTCAGCCAGAAGCTCCCACTGGACCAAGGGAATCGATGTGATTTGACCAGTTGAATTTACTGCGCCCTGGAAATTCACTGTCACGGCAGCTTGTGAGCTTATCGACCCTCGGGACATGACAACATCAGAAGAGTATTCACCTACCAGTATCCCTGGTAACGCAAGCCCGGCCCTGCCATCCTCACCAAGAATGAAAGCCGGTAGCACGAATCCGCCGGCTACGAACTCTCCGGATGCGAAAACTGGTAATGCGAAGGCCATTTACAGCGACACGCTCATGTCGGTGATCGAGAAAGAATCGCCGGTTGTCAGTGACATTGAGCTCAGGATCACATCCTCATCTGTATCGCCTACAGATAACTGCAGGACGTAATTATCCTTTACCCATCTTGCGTATCCAGGTACTCCGTCAGCCAGGGCATTCACCGAGAGCGGAGCAACGAGATTGCTCACACCGCCAGATGAAGTAGCGAAGGCCTGCGTTCCTGTGGATATGACACCAAGCAATGTACCTGATGCCGGTGACTCGACTGATGCAGGCGCACTGCCGGTATAGATGAAAATCGCACCGCTTGCCCCCATGCCTGGCATCGTTCCAATATTCCTGACAATGCGATCCAGTACTGCATCCCTGAATGCCGTATTCATGGAAACCGTATCGAGGGTTTCCGGCCACTTCACAGAGCACGCTTCCAGGGTCTTCGGCACACCGGATGTCAGTGTAGTTGCGCTCACAATAAAGTCCGCACCTGATCCGCTCAACCCTACAGTGCCTTCAATTACGGCAACGTTGCTGGAGTCGAACCAACGTGCATAACCAATAGCCCCGCTTGCAGATGGAGAAAAATCTATTGGTTGCACCAAAGGCGCTACTCCCATATTGGATCCAGCCATCAAAGACAGACTGGATGCAAATAACGGGATGGTTGCCAGTAGTGTTCCGGTAGCAGTGTTGGCAATCCCAGGTGCCGATCCTGTATAGAACTTGATATTGCTGTTAGTGCTGCTGGCTAGCCACTGACTCGTTTGAGCAAAACCAGTTATCTCATTCAGAATGCGGTTCTTGAAGGCAACACTTAAACTCGCGCTCATGATTAGCCTCTTAGCTGCTGGTCAAGGTGATGATGCTGGTGACATTCAACACGTCGTCATCGACCACTGATTTAGCCGCGGAAAAACGTGCTGCTGAGACTATGACGCCTGTAGTAGCTGATTTGGCGGATGCTGACAGTTGACCAAGGCCATAGATCGTCTTGGTCGCATTCATGGTGAATACCGCCTTGCTGGCACTGTTACTGACGATGCCGCCAGAGATAGAGCCTGGCACCCATTCCTGCCGGGTGGATTCATCATAAGCCGTCGATTCGGTAGCCGCAGATGCGAATGTTGCCGCGGTGAGCCCGGCAACTGGCGTGTAGTTGCCTTCAAATAGTGCGATATACCAGTCGCTGATGGGCGATACACCGGTCAATGCCGCGCCAAGGATATAGTTGATACCTTCGGTAGGTATCAGGTTATGTACCTCTTCGCGCGACAGGATCACTGAATCCACGCCATCGAAGTCCTTCCGCTCCAGGCCTTCGATCGACAAGCCCATAGCTTTCATGCGCTGGACCGAGCGAATGTGCTCGACGTTGTACTTGAAGCCGGCCTTTAAGTTGCCATTTGTTTGCATGATGCTCTCCCTAAGAGAAATGCCACGTCGTCACGACGTTGCTTGATTACCTTGCTCTGCGCGTTATTTCTGCTTCCGCATAGCTTCCCGCCTGAAGAATCGAACCCTCAGAATTGTTACCCACTACAACGAACTGCCTGATGCCGTCCTGCTCGCGAACCATGCTGGCAGCATTGATCATCAGACCTGGCGCCAGCGCCTTTTCTGCAAGAATCTCGGCAGCACCTGCTTCGTGTCCGATCACCGGACCGCGCTCAGACATCCAGATGTACTCATTCGTCCTCGGGATGATTCTGGCCGTGTTGGCTATGCCGCCGAACTCAAAGACCTCGGTTAACACCGGGCTCATGGTGCCAGCCTGGCCGATAAAGCGTGTCTGGTCGGCGCAGACATACAGTCCGCCGCCTTTGGTACCAGCGATTACGGTTACTTCCGCTCCAAACTTGTAATAGTTCTTGCGACGGTCAACATGGTCATAGTCCAGCGCATTGGTCCGCCATACCACGGTTGGATCCGCAGCATCAATCATGAATATGCAGCCATTGGAATACGTGAGGCCGATAGCGAAAGGTGGCGGAGACTGGTATGCAGTACGCAGCTCGACACCTACAGGCATGGTCATGATGGTGGTGAACTGGTCCAGCGGGCTCAGTTCCTTGGCCAGATAGGGCACTTCACCGTTTGGCGTGCTCATGTAGAGCCGTTTCTTTGCGACATCCGCCGAGTCAGGTACCGGCAATGCCGTAGTCGCAATGCCACCAACAGAATTCAGGGTGATGCTGGACAACAATGACGCGCCAGATTCGCGGCCGTCAGCCATTACGTAGGTCATTGCCAGATGATATGCGCCCGCCGTGAGCTGACCCGTAGTGAGCGATAAAGCGGGAGCACTTGCCGGCACCTCGACGCCCCAAGGAATAAGAGCACCATTCCTGATGATGGCCGAGGCTGTTGCGCAGCTCACATAGATATCACCATTAAGCGCCAGGAATGATGCGCGATTTGCGCCGGCATTGAATGTGCCGATGATGGTCAGAGTGCCGTCAGCGTTGAACTTCTTGATCTTGTTGTCATGGACCAGGTATGCATTACCGGCGTTGTCATCCCACATGCTATGAGCGCCTCCCAGCTCAAGCACGCGCTGCCTTCCCTTCCGCATGCGCAGCTTGCCCGAATCGGTGATATCCATGTTCACGATACGACGTGCGGTATCGCTGCCAAGCTCGTTATCCTGGTGGATGTTATCCATGCCACGCTGGAATCCGTCGATGCGCGCCATTACCAGTACGCCTTAGTGCGATGTGGCAGGTTGGCATTCTCATTCCTGCGCTGGTTGGCATCGGGACGAGTACCGAAATACTCTTCGAACTTGGCCAGTGCCCTGGCGGACTTCTCAGGATTGAGTGTCTCAGAGTCTGGTTTCTCATAGGCGCGATGCAATACCCACTGAACTAGGTGCTTATGATGGATTCGGTTGATTTCAGGACAGTCTTTTTCCGCCGCCATGGGTCTACGCGGTAGCCGGAAAACTTCGATATTCAGGGTGTAACTGCCATCCACCACAGAATCCAGCTCAAGTTTGGTGTCGTAGCGGATGATGCCTGTTGGCCTGCGGGATTCAGTACGCCAGTTCGGACGGATCCGGTCCAGCTCGTGACGGTCGGTAATGTCCAGCCGATACCTGACACCGGCAGCATCAGTGAGACTGACGTACTCGATTTCATGAATCAGTTCGTGCAATCGATACACGGAGCCATCGGCCTGACTGACCGCAATCTGGCAGATGGCTGGATCTTCTTTCTCCGGTATCAGGTTGGCACGGAGACAGGCTTCTTCTTCTGCCTCGTTGAACCAGCCGATAACCTCGTCACTGCTCCAGAGATACGGTTTAACCGCATCGTCTGCGTCCACACGAAACGAGGCTTCGAGCTGAGAGAGGTTCATTTCAGGCCGTATTGGTCAATCAACTGGATGACTTCTTTGCGTGCCGTTTCGGTATTGATGCCGACGGGTAGCTTCCGGCCTGCAAAATGCGTCTTGGCATATTCGCGGCATGCGGCAATGGTCATGTTGTTCACGGCATCGCGCGCCTGCTGCAAATCTTCCTCAGTGTCCTTGTCCTTGTTGGGATTGGGTGCCGTCGCCTGTGGTGCCTGCGCAGCTTCACCGATATCGCCAAGAACATACTGATCAGGATGGCGCAGCAGAAGAACTGCCTTGTCCTCGGGAACCAGCTCAGTGCCGCCTTGGGTGAATTGAATGCGAGTACCGTAGAGATTCTCAATGTAGGTTTCACGTTTGCCCACATACTTGACAGGCGTGTAACCAATGGGTGTGCCAGATTGCTTGGCGGGCTCGATATTCCTGCCCTTCTTTGCTGGCTCAGGCTCGACTTCTGCGGGCTTCTCTTCCGGCAGTGACAGAGCAGCCTTTACCGTGCCATAAAACACCTGGTCGCGTGTCTGCAGCTCTTGGGAAAGCTCGTTGAATGGAAGAATGTTGGGGTGCGTCTTGGCTTCCTCATTCACTTCCTCGCCATACACCCATCCATCAGACTGTTTCTGGGCAAGCCACTGGTTATGCAATGCATCGAATCCAGCTTCAGGGTTGGCGATCAGGAATTCCACATCCTTCAGCACGCTATCCTTTTTCTCGTCCGGGGCTTCGTCCCAAGGCGCCTGTGGTTCGGCACCAATAGAAACCGTATAAGCGGCAGTGATGGCATAGGCCAGTATTGCGATGGTTGTAGGCTTCACGTCTTTCTCCTTTGAATCAACCTAAAAAACAGGGCGGGCCGAAGCCAGCCCTGCTCATTCAGTTGCTGTTACCTTATGGGGTGCCAGTGGCAACGCCATACACCAGGAAGTCAAGCTGACCAGCTGAGGCGTGTGCTGCTACCTCATTGGTTACGATCAGCCATGCGTCTTTTGGCAGCGTTACCGGGGCAACACCGGTATTACCCTGACGGGTACGGCCGGCAGTGGCCAGGCTCAGGCTGTTGTTGAAGTAGTCAGCATCCTGGGGCACGTTGGTATCATCGACGCCATCCACATACTCAAAGCCGATGTCAGCAGTGATAGTGGCGGTGAAGGCATCGGAAATGATGGCCAGCGAGTCCTGGATGCGGAAGCCGGCAGGGATGATGCCGAGGCGCACTTTGTCGGTTGCCCCTACAGCGGCTGTGGTATCGCTATCAACGAACACACCGGATGCGTTGGTTTTGAACTGGTAGTCCAGTACGGAGTTATTGCCGTACGGAACACCGCCATGTTGCTGCAAGTTGCGAGCACGTTTCTTGGTTACGGTAGCCATGTCGTTCTCCTAGCTAAAATTGGCAAATCTGGTAGTACGTACATCGAATTACGAAAGGGGGCGGTTTCCCGCCCCATTCACTTACCGGCCTGCGATCTTGACGGCGGTATCGATCGCCATCACACCGAAGTCGGTGTATTGGGACTCGTCGCCGTGGTCGATCAGGAAGCGAACCTTGCTCTTGCCGCCAATCATGCCGATCAGGACTTCCAGCACGTTGTCATGGTCGAGCAGCTTTTCGCTCCAGAAGTACGGGTTACCGGTCTTGGTGTTCTTGCCCAAGGCTTCTGCCAGCGCCTGGCCACCCAACAGCAGGGCACGATCAACCGCATGCGTGGTGCCAAAGGATGCTGGTACCAGGTCGGCAGAGGTTTCATCAGTGCTGGTGTAGGAAGCGCAGTAGCGCAGACTGTCACCGGCATAGAAGCGGATGGGTTTAGGCATCTTCACAATCAAGATACCGTTCCACAGACCAGCCTCGCCCATAAAGAGGGGGTTGTTCTTGGCCAACTGAGCACGCGCCATTGCGTTGGATTGCAGGGTGCGGAAGTTGGTGGACTGTACGAACGAGGTATATTGCTCGCTGGAGACCAGCAGGACGCGCATAGGCGAGTCATCTGCCATCTGGTCATCCTCGTACTTCACTGGTGGAGGTGGCAATGGCATGCCATCCAGTAGGGTGCGGATACCATCTACAACATCGGCGTTCAGCACGTCGGTGGTAGCGATGGTGATTTCGTTTCCGGATGCCTGAATATGCTCGATACCGGAACCGGTCGACATATAGTGACGGTTCTTGGTAGGAGCCTTGATGCTGTTCACGCAGATGGTTGCGAAATCAGCGTCAGATGCGAGAGGCAGAGCCCACTCGATATCGTTGGCAAAACCGCGGGCACCAGCCAGGTGAGCGATGGATAACTGGTCATCCAGACGGCTCATGTAGTTCATGCCAAGCGCACGCGCCAGCTTACGCAGTTGGTGTGGGGTGCGTTGTTGGGTCATCTTTCCGCCGGCGCTGATTGGGTAACGGCATTGGTCGATGCGCAGACTGTCTTGCGAGAAGCTCATCTTCTTGCCGAGACCTTCAGCAGTACGGTCACCCATGATTGGCTTACCGCCCAATGGGTTGATCAGGTCAAAGGTGATTTCATCACCGGCAACCTTGGTCAAGTCCATGCATCGAACAATCGGCAGATCATTCGAGGACTGGAAGCGCAGCTTTGATTCTGCATCAGACTGTTGCGGCAACTTGCCGGTCAGTCGGTTAAGGGTAGTCGGACGCTGCATGTTCGAAGCGAACAAGCCAGCGGACTGAATCTGTACGGCCTGTGCTGAACCGTATGGAATGCTTGTAGCAGACATGGTAATTCTCCTTCAATGGGATCAGCGGCGTCATCACGACGGCGCAAAAATTTAAAAACTAAATCACCTTGGAAGTCATTTCCTCAATCTGTTTCGGTGTCTTTCCGAGGAAAGTATTCACCAGGGCAAGGCCGTTGGATTCCAGTAGCGCCTCACTTGCATCGTGATGCGCATTGGAGCCTGCCGGTATTTCAGACAGACTGCCGGGAACCGGTGGCTTTGCTTTAGCAGCTTCTGCCTTGGCCTTGGCCGCTAACTCTTCCTGCGTCAGCTGACCGCCCTTTGTATCCTTCTGCGCGGTGCCGCCTTTGTAGGTATCAAGTAGCTCGATTACCTGGACCGCAGTTCCTTTATCAAGGATTGCTTGGATACCTGGCTGCGCGAAGCTAGGCTGGCTTTCCATCCAGTCTTTGAATTCCTTGCTCTCAAAGACCGTTTGGTAGTCCTCATGCTTGCCCGCAATCATGGCGAAATGCTTTTCCTCGGCCGTCAGCTCTGCGGTCTTCTGCAATGGCTGAATTTTCGATTCAAGCTCCGCCTTCAGGGCTGAAACACGTTCTTCCACACCTTCCTTAATCAAGCTCCCAATCAAGGGCGCCATCTTTTGGGCCAGGTCAGGAAAATCTTCGTTGAGTGCATCAAGTACAGCCTGTTGCGCCTTGGTATCGCCAGTGCCTTCGTCCTTCTGTTGAGCCTTCTGCAGGCTCGCGATCAGTTCGTCGCGCTTTAAAAGCTCGTCGTCGCGCTTTTGAATCTCGGCTTCAAGTGCTGTGTTCTTGTTGCGGGCACTCTCCAATTCAGAATAAGGAATGATGTTCTTGCCATCCTTAGCCTGAACCACAGGCGTGTCATCAACGGTTTCAGTCTTGCCAGTATCCGCATCCGTCTTGGTTTCGGTTTTGTCCTTATCGGTAGCGGCATCGGGCGCTGCCGCTGTATCCACCTTGTCGTCTATCACTTCCGTGTCGGCAGTGATGTCCTTCTCCGTGGTATCGCCCTTTACACTGGCGCCGCCAAACAGCAGTGCAGTGCGTGCCTCTTCAGACATTGCCTCAAACTCTTCAGGATGCTCCATATAATAATCAGCATCTTTCACTACAACTTCATCACCAGGCATTGCATTCTCCTATCTACGGTCATTGACCGCCCACTTATCGCCGTGGCGCGTCAGATAGATAATTACTACTTACAACAATGGCTGGCGATGTACTGCCAGCCTCCAGCTGCGGGAACCCAACTGTCATCACGACGTTGGTAGCAGAATCATTCCACAAAAAAATACCGTGTGCGAAAAACGTGAACGGTCTGTTATTTATCGCACTTACTTAAATGCCTTCTTGCCATTCAGCCCTACTGAGTAGGTGAAGTTAGTGCCGGCAGAGTGCGTCAGCACAACACGCCATGACGACGGCACAATGTCCGCTGCAGCAAGGTTCGCGGCTGCTGCAATGCCCTGCCCTACCTTGAGCACTACGGTACCGACTGCACTGATAGCAGAGCCCACAAGCAGGTCGTAATACTTGCCGGATACCGGATCACGACCCTGAATCGATGGGGTCACGGTATCGGTGCCTGGCACTGCAGTAACATCAACGATGACGTGGATACCATCGAACTGGTCTCCTTCCTGGTCTGGCGTTGAATTGGTGGCCGCTCTCACGGCTGAGGCTAATAGTGTGGCTTGCATGGCAATCTCCTAAGTGGTCGCTGCTGTTTCTTTCTTGGGGGTGTCGGCTGGCTTGTCATCTGCCTTGTCGGCTTCGTGCGCATTGGTTTCTGCGTCGAGCCAGCGGGCTTCTGCGGTGATGCCCTGATTACGTAGCGTTCCCTTGACCTGCAATTCCTTCAATTCAAGATCGCGCCTCTTGAGATCGATATTGGCCTTGAGTAATGCGGCCTCCACGGCCTCATCAATGAGCTGCTGGATCTGTTCGGGCGTCTGCTTGGCCTCGGCTTCGCGGATGGCCATGATGATGTCCTTCTTGTCCGGCACATCCATGAGGTTAAGCAGGTATGGCAGCATGAGAATCTGGTATTGCGGCGGCATGGACTTGTAGGCTTCGCTCATGGCGGCGAGCTGCTGCGCCCGGAATGTCGGCGTGCTTGGTACATCCTCGAGCACAACCTTGAGCTTGGTGCGCTCAACATCGTTATTCAGGTAGCGGTAACCGTCAGGGTGAATAGTCGGCTGATTGAGTGCAATGGAGCGGTCTTCCTTGATGCCATTGCCAGGAATCAGAACTTCCTGCTCCTGCCCGATCATATCTTCGATGATGAGCGACACCAGCAAGTCGCCTACCTCGGCACGGCCGTACTTGAAGTTGTCATTGATATCGGCAAGGGTCTGGTTGGACTGCTCCACCAGCCCAGAGATAGCGACACCAGACTTGGCCTGGCCATCCTGTCCCATGAAGCTGTTATAAATGCCGCCGGTACGCTTGATGCCTTCGCGGGCATCAGCAAGACGCTGCGCCTGTTCAGCGTTGAGCTCGAAGTTATTCTGAACCTCGAACGTGGCGCCCTTCTTGGCCATTTCTTTCTGGTCCAGGATGATATCTGCATCAAGTCGCCCGACTTCACGCCTGAATTGCTCGTCGGTGCCCTTCACGACTCCATCGGTTCGCACCACACGCACGGCAGACAAGCCCCATTGCATCTTGGAGATACGGGCATTCACTTCGTCCTGCAGGTACATCATGCCGCGGATCAGGCCATACGGAATGCCGGTGCGGTCTTCGCGTTTGCCCCAGAAGGCAACATAGGGGAATTTATTGTGGCGGTATGGTGTGGGTGAATCGTCCAGCTTGTGCGGACCCATGTAATACGCACGGCGCACCTTGCCGATGATGGCCCATTGCGGCTTGATGACACCAGATGCCACAGCCATCAGGTGGTGTCCGTTCTTGTCGTCGTACTCAACAACACGACCGTCAGGTGACTTCAGGACCATGACGCGCACATAGTTGCGGTACCAGACTTCAAACAGGCAGACGCGGTTACTGTATGTATCGCGCCATTCCTGTTCTTCGATGGACCAGCCGCGCTCATCATTAAGCGACATGGCCAGCCCGGTGGAATTACCGCCATCCAGCGTGATCTGGCTATCGAAATTCCATGCGGTCCAGTTGGTGCCGGCATACCTGATGAGTTCCGCCTTGTCCGGGAACATCAGCTCAGCTAGTTTGCGGTCGGTCCAGCGGCGGCGCACCAGGTAGCGAGCATCAGAGAGGTCCGGCTTCTTGGCCAGGAAGTCCCAGAACATTTCATTACGGTGAACGAACTCGGTACGGTATGGATATTTGAATGGGTCGGTATTGCGGGCTACTTCTACCCAACCGATGCCAACCTTGATCTGGCTGGCATAGGCTTCGGAGCACGAACGGTCGGCATCTGATTTGGATTCGGCCTGCTTCAGCTTGAAGCTGATGGCCTCGGCTACTTCATCGCCGCCTTTGTCACTATCGGGCACCACGCGCCAGTCGGTTCGCGATACCGCTTCCATGCCCAACACTGCGTCAATCGTGGGGCCAATCAGCGGCTCGATGGCCGGTGGCATGCCTATATCGGCTTGTTTGCGCAGTATCTCGGAGTCCAGCTGGTTGCCGTCGTAATACTCGGCTTCCTTGTCCGCTTTGGATCTCCAGCGCGGCTGCTCATGAATCTCTTCCATCCATGTGGTAAACATGGACAGCGTGCATTCGCCATCATCGTTAGCTTGGGGTGTGGCGTAGCCGGACTGGCCAGCCATAACGGCGGTGTGTTCCATGTGGGTATTCCCTGCCTGTCATCACGACGGTAGATGGGAACCGATTCTACATATTTTTAATTTGCGCAACGGAAAACGGGAACGGGCGCGGATGACATGAAAAAGCCCGCGATGGCGGGCTGAAAGTATCAACACTACAGAGAATTAAAGTGTCCACATAAAGGCTTGCTCCTGGGTTCTAAAGACAAATGGTGTATTGCGCGCCAGGAAAATATAGCACTTGGGTTAGAGCCAAACGAAAAACGGGAACGCTAGCTCAGCAGTACGGCGGCTATCTCCAGCTCGGTGGCGGTCTGTTGCCCATGGTTGATGAGTAACCGGACATAGTGAGCATTCCGAGTTCCTTTGCCTGTGCCCATTGTCTCAGAGCATCAGCACCTTCGCTATTTCCATCTAGCTTCTCTGGCTCGTTCAGGTATCTGCCAAACTTGGTGTTGAACTTCCGCTTGTAGTTGTCCAGCCTCTTGAGCCCATCGGCACACAGCATCTCGTCAAAGTAAGCAGACGGGAAGTGTTTCTTGGTCAGGAAAATGCCTTGGTTGATATCAGCAATGCGCGGCACGATCTCGATATTCTTCATGCCGAGGTCTTCCATCTGTTCCTTGATGGATTTGTTCTCATCATTGGATAAGCGCTCATGATCCGCGTCGTGCGGGAAAAAATGCTTATTCCAGATATATCCCTTGTCCTGGAGCTGGCCATAATAATGCTGCAGGTCTGCGCCATGCTCTTCGTAGTAGCCAATAAACCTGTCTTCCAGTCCAACCGTCTGGTGGAACCAGATAGCGCAACCATCACTATTACCGATATCCCAGAATGTATTGACCGGCACGCCGATGATTGGGATACGCAATATACGGCCATTCTTTCTCGCTGCAGTCATCTGGTCAGTGAAGTAGCGACCTTCGCTTGATTGCTCAAACGCCTCTTGTGGAGTGCTCGGGTATTCTTGCCACATAAGAACCTCGTCCCCTGAAAAGTCTGTTTGTTTGGTTTTGACGTGCCATGCGCGCTGCTCCGGCCTCAGTACCGTCTTCATCTTTGCTTCAATACTGTCGAAGTATTTGTGTTCCTTGGCAGTGACAACAACCAGTGATGGATCCAGCACGTATTCCGGGGCTTCCCACCATGCATAGAAGTGGAACCGATAATCCTTCTTGGTTATCGGCGTCTTCATGTCCTCGCGCTTGATAGATACCTGTGTCATGTCATGGAAATAACCCTCGGCGCCTTCGGCTGTGCTCTCAACAATCAATATGCCGGACTGTGGGCAAGCCGGTATTGATCCTGTAACAACTTCCTTGGCCTTCTGTGGGAACTTGGCGCATATCTTCCCGAACTCGGAGATATGCAAGCGATGTGGCGTGCCACCACGATATGAGGTCGCGACGCGGATAGAGCTGTTGTTGTGCTTGAAGTGAATTTCAGTGGCGCTGTTACCCTTCAGCGGCATCATGGATTTAACGAATTCAGGCAGATTGTCGTAGGCGAACTTCACCTTGTCCCGCAAGATTTCGGCGGCAACCTCACGGTGCTGCGCCACGATACCGCAGCGGACATTGTCATTGAACAGCGCATAGTCCAGCCACATGATGGCAACCAGCGTAGTGAACCCTAATTGACGGGCCTTCAGGATGATATTGCGATGCCACATGCGCTTGATGAAGCGTCTTTGAGCTCGGTTCGGCTTGAATGGAAGCACCAGGTTATCGTCAGGCGTTTCCCCTTTGACAATGATCTTATACAGCTCACCAGAGAACAGCCGCCACAACGGATCAGACAGCTTTGCTATCAGCTCGGCTGTTGCAACCGCTTGCAGCTCAGAATCTGGCGCTCCCATTAGTCACGTCCGATCAGCTTCTTATTCTTGGCCGGAGCTGGCTTTACTGGTTTTGTCTCAACCGCATCGGGCTTTGCATCGAAAGATATCACTTCACCATCGAACACTTCATTCTCCAGATCTTCGTCTGGTACTACAGGCAGGGTCTTTCCGCTGATCTGCTTATAGAAAAGCAATAACGGATTCTCTGCGTCAGCGCCATGCAATTGCTTATTGGTGAATACGTTGCCTACTTCCTTGGCCGCTTGTTCCAGCACTGACTGCGCCTGTACGAAGTTCTTCCGGCTCACATAGTAGTCATGCATTCGCTGCAGGGAGCGCAGCCGGAATATCTTGCTCGCAATGGGTATCTCAAGCGACTCTTCCAGGAAGGCCTTACGGGTAGCATGGAATACTTCAACCAATTCCTTGGCCAGCGTTTTGCCGCTGATCTTGGTGGGGTCATAGCGCATGACATTCTGGCGCTCGATCTTGACGCCGAATTCCTCGTTTACAGCTTCCGCTACTTGCGAAGGCGTGTCATGGCATGCAAGTGATTGCACAATGAATAGCTTGATCTCTTTGTTCAGGTCGGCCATGTGTAAACGATGGTAAATGTTTAGAGGCTACTCGATCAGCGTATAACCAGACTCGAACACCGGGGCCGGGCTGTAGCTCTTGTATCCATCTTCGTAGATAACAAAGTAGCCGCCGACTTCGGCTGGATGCTTAGTCATGTAGCTTGCATCTACGTCGATGACGCCATAGCGCTTATCTTCAGGAACAAGCTTGGCACCATAGGAAGATGCGCCAGATTTGCCAGTGCTGTCTGGATTGGTGTTATGGTGAATTTCGGCGATCTTCAGCGCCCAAACCTTCTTATGGCATTGATACTGAGGAAGCGGTACTCCATCTAGTGTTAATACGGTCTTGTCTGCGCCTGACTTTGCCAGGTCTATCCCTGTTTCCATGCTTATCTCCTTTTCAGTGAAGCAATCCAAGTAATCCCATCCCAAATAACATTGAGCAAAATCCAATCAGGTTACAGATAAAGTCCGGCAGGCGAATCCATGCGCACAAACCAACGGCACCCAGGGAAACCACCAGCAACATGATGATCTGCATGAGCTCCATGGCTGATCCTATATCCGATTAAACGACGTGAGGATTGCTACATCGCTCTCTTCCACTCCAGGAATGCCACTCTTCAGCTTTTCACCTACGCTTTTCAGGATGTTCTTCTTCTCGAAATCGGGCTTGAACAGGCTCCGAATGGCGACAATGCCATGGACGTGGAACTTGACCTCGCGATCCTTCGTCTTGATTACTGCAGCTGCAAAGTAGGTGCGTCTGAACACAACTATCTCCTTTTCTTCCACACGTAGGCACCTATCATCGTGACTGGCCAGAACAGCGCGGCAGCAACCACAATGACCGATGCGATGAAGCACCATACGGGACCACAATCAGTACAATTCCGCACAATCTTCTTGTCGCTCAGATACAGGCACAAGTGCCAAAGCACTACAGTGCAATAAATAGCGGCCATGGATTCCATTACGCCACCAGCTTCAAACAGGTACCACAGGCATGCGCGATATCCACACGGCTGACGGTCGGGCCTTTGTTGGCAGCTCTCACCATCTTGGCCAGGTGCCCATCAGGACTTCCAACACCGTACCGCTCGACCACGCCGACAAATTCCTCTACGTCATGGCCGCGCATACACAACTTGGGTAAGCCGGTATCCCGGTTGAACTGAGGCATGTCGCCTTTATGCTCATGCCCGATATGGTATAGCTCATGCTCGACCAGTGCGCAAAACGCGTCATCACTGCATTCGGCACAGTAGCTGGCGTCCAGGGTGATGATGTATTCAGGCAGGTTCATGCCGAACCATTCCATCATCTGCTGTTCCTGGCGCCACTTCTGCCACTTGTTGCAGCGGAATACCAGCTCTTCACATTGGCCGGCCACATAGCGCCCTTTTGATTCGTAGCCGCCAGCCGCCCACAGAAAACCGATCTGGCCATCCATGAAGTCATACAGGTGATAGTGGCCCTGATTGAACAGCTTGGATTTCGGTTCGAGGAAGGTTTGCTTCACCCAGAACGGCATATCCAGTGCGGCAGTGAAGTTGATGGGGTAATCCCCATTGAGCTTGCCGATATCGGAAGGCGGCATTGGGCGGTTCATACTATTTCCTACGCTGTCTACGCTGTGCCCGGTTCATTGGGCGACCGTGGCGCGCCGGATTGTTGATCATCGGCATGCTGTTGTGCTGTGCCTTCTTGGGCGGGTTGTATGGTGGGCGCTCTTCAGCAATAACCTCTGCCTGTGCCATTGGTAAGGATGACAGCGCCATGCCTATCGCCATACTCAGCAATATCCGAGACATGATCAGCGCTTCCAGGGAAGGTTAGCGATCGCCGCACGTATTCTGCTGCTCACCAGCTTCTTGGGCTTCGCCTTGCGTTGAGGCGGCAGCACATAACCGCCACCTGTGGTCGACATCCGTTCTACGTGTTCCGGCGTGATGACAAACACCTCCAGCTGCAAGCGGCCACTGAAGAGAAGGCGGATTCTGTCTGCCATGGTGAATGACATCAGCACATCGGCACCGCGGACACCCTTGTAGAAATCATTCGGTTCCGGTTCCGGGATATACCTGACCGGGTACAGCCAGCTGATGAGTCTATGTTTCAGTGCCAGCGTCCGGATAACGGCTGACTTCGTATGGTTGTGCAGTCCACCATAGAAGTTGGACCAGATGATCAGCGGCCATATCAATGGCGCCAGGTTCGCGGCAAGCTGCGTCGGTGCCTCTTTCAACCATTCAATAATCCATCTGTTCACGTCAACGGCGAGAATCGCCAACATGCCGACGAAGTACCAGACTACCAATGCCCCCAAGCCCAACAGAATGTCTACAAACATGATGCCGCTCTCCCTTTTGAATAATCCTCAGTTACCGACTTTGGCGCTTTCAGGTACTCCACAATTTCCTTTGCGGCTACTTGCCAGTCATAGCAGACGATGCACAGTCCGCCCTGCCCTTCGATGAATTCCTTGAATTCCTTCTGCTCTTTGGTGAGCTTGTTGTCGCCGTACTTCATTTCTATCCATAGCGATGTCCAGTGATAGCGCGGTACCGGCAGGGCGATGTCGAATACGCCAGCTTTTACCCCTTCGGCCTTGGCTTTGCCGGCTGCGGCCTTGCTGCGATGCCCGCCATTGGGTATGGCAAACAGCCATTTCAATTCCGGGTATTTGGCTTCATTGAGCTTGGCCCAATCCATCAGGGCCACTTGATGCTGGAATTCGCCATTGGCTTGGTGGATTCGCTTCTGGGTGATCATGCCGCCACCTTCAATATCCCGCGCTCGATCATCTGCTGCATGGTCTTGATGTAAGCCTTATTCCAGTATTCCCGGCGCTCTTCCCGGCTGAAGTTCTTGCCGTTGTCCAGCTCGGTATGGCACCCGTGGCACAGCGAAGCGACCAGGGCATCACTCACCTTCATGCTCATGCCCTTGCCTTCGTTCCGGTGGGCAGCGCATACCGTGCCGTCTTCCCGACCGCATAACTGGCATGGCAGCAAGCGGCAGGCTTCGAGTAATTTTGGGGAGCGGAAAATCACAACGTCGCCTCTTCGGGCAGCGTCAGTGGGAACGGCTCTTTAGCTTGCCTCAAGGCGCGCTCTACGTTGTTGAGCTGGCTTTTAAGGCGCTTTATTTCCTCGTCCTTATCCAGTCTTTGCATAATCTCCCGGCAGCGCCATGAAACATCGAACGGGGTGGCGTCACGCGGCAAGCCCAGAACCTCGAAAAGCTTGGCAATCTCAGGCTCAGCTCTTTCGGATAGCTGGCGCTTGATTTCTGCCACTTGCCTATCCCCATCCTCGCGGATGCGAGTGGCTTTGTTCCTCGCCTCTTCAACCTCGCGCTGAATACGGTATTCCGCTGAAGACAGGTCGCTCAACAGGTCGGCTATGCGGTCGCCATATTTACGCCGAATATCTGCCTGAGCTTTGTATTCATTGAGCACTCGCTGTTTGTCCTGCGTGCTTTGCCGGGCGATTCCATCGATCATCAGTTTCATCCAGCATTCATGAGGAAGTGACTGAACAATCTGGAGCGTCGGCGCCTTGGCCGTACGCCATATATCTTCGTGACGGACAATCAAGCCGCACCCTTTTGGCACGTCCTCTTTCGATATCAGCCCTGCAGGAACTGCGAATATCACGCCACACGAAAACTCAAGGTAGCTCTGCCATTTGCCGGTAGTGATGTCGCTCCTGAAATCGGAAACTGAGACTTTGATTTCGTAGGTCATTGGCCGGAACTTGGAGTAAGACTTAGGCAGTACATACACGTCAGGGCGCGCGCTGCCTGACGGTCCCATTTGCATGTTTTCCCAAACCACCTTGTCGCCTTGGCCAGCAAGGTGTTGTGCTAGGTCATGCTGCAGCTCGTTATGCCCCCAAGTCTTCATGCAACCCTCCTATCCGGCCGTTGGTGAACCGTTACCCTGTCAGGCGTATGCACTCGCAGCTCAGGGGCTTGCGCAATCTCTTTGGCATGCTCGAGCCAGTATTCTTGGCGCTCCGCTTCCTTCTGCTGTTCCTCTGCCTTGCGTTGCGCTTCCTGGTCGCGGTAGAAGGCCTTTGCCTCTTCTACGCACACAGCCAGTAATTCAGTTGGTTGGCGGATCCAGAACTCACGGCTGTAGACGACCATCTGGCGCATCTTGGCCAGTTCTTCCGCGGACATTCCCCACTTGCCGGTCTTCTCCCATCTTGTCTGGATGCTTACCAGTACCGGCTTGAAGTGCTTTTCGGCATGGAGCATTGCGTATTTACGGTCTTCGCTGGATTGTCCGGCAATGAGCAATAGATTCAGCATGTCCTGCAGCGCAAAGAAATCCTCGTCGGTGGGCTTTCCGAATGCGAAGACGTTGACCGCCTTCCATTCCCGCGTTTCGAGCTTGGTACCCTCGATGCCGCGCATGACCAGAACGGGAGCCTTGGGCCTGATGCCGTAGTTCACGTTGCGTTTCTTGCCTTGCTTTCTCACATCAATCCCCGCAAAAACATTCAATAGATTCGTCGGAAAACATATCGGCCTGATCCTGGGTAAAGCTCATCATGTCTTGGTAACTAGGGCGGTCCTGTCTGAACCTTGCGCCTTGGCCTGTGGCCTGCCCGGATGACTGCACAAGTGTTTCCATCCTTGCCCACCACACGGCACGTTCTGGCTTCTCTGCAATCAGCGATACAACTTGATTGCCGCCCTTCAGAAAGCACAGGTCACAGTTACCGTGCATGGTCTTGCCATTGATATTTGGAAGCCGTAAATCGAAGGCTTGGGATTTCCAGAACTGGCCGACATGGCTGGCGGTTATGCCGGACTCAGCAAGCGGAGAACGCTTCTCTTCGTGCTTGCCGTAATCTTGATTCTTCAGCTTGGCTACACGTCGCGGCTCGTCGGCTCTGATGCCAAGGAATGATTGCCACTCTGTCCAACCCAATGACTTCAGATAGCGATGGATTGACCGCACCTTCATTTCTACGGTACAGAAGCGGCTTACGGGGTTTGGAAGGAACTGCCGTTTACGTATGAGTGCCTCAAATGGCTCGCCGTTACGGCTAGCTGTCGTGTAATCTACGACCTCAAATTTCTGCTCGCTGTCGCGGTACTCAATCCATGCTATAGGCACGTCCCACCGGGTTGAGCATTCCTGCACAAAATCCAGCGTGGCTTCCTCTTCCTTGCCGGTATTGGCAAAGCAGACAATGGCCTCGTCAGGCAGTCCGCCATTCGCCTCAAGTACCTGATGCAGCATGTAGGCACTCGTCCTGCCACCGGAGAAGCTGATGCAAGTTGGTTCGGTGATGAGGTATGTCGACCTCATTCGCCAAAACTCCCGAGAATCGTCTCCATCATTTCCGAGCGCATGGCTTCGTCCAGGTGCGCCCACAGGGTTTTTTGTGCATGCTCAGTGCGCAGGAACTGAATCATGTCGCTATGCAGCTGTTCCATTCCGCCCTGTTCCAGCTGTCCGTAGCTCATGGACTTGGCTACCGGGATAACGCCGCCCCTTGGACCAGGGAACCAGTCAACGAAACCGGCGCCGATCTTCAGCCAGATGCGGAATGCCTCGAAGTTATCGAATTTCTCCTGGGCCTCGAACAGCTGCTGCTCCATCGCCATGTGCTTGCGGTGATACCAGCCGAGCCGCTCCTGATGGGTCTTGATCTCCACCATTTCGCCGGGCTCGAGCTTGAACAGACGGTTCATGAAGCGACGCCATTTCTTTTGCGCACTCTCGCCCAAGCCATCGATATGGCCGAATAGAACACGGCGTGCAGCTTCCTTCTCCTGCTCGGAAACGGCGATGTCATGCTTGCGGACGAGATTGATTTCAGCCATTACATCCAATCCGTTCTGTCTTGCCTTTTGGTTTCACGTCGCCTATCCCTCTTGGTGTTGATGGAGTTGCCAATGTGGTACTGATGGCACAATCCGCACTTGTAAACCTTCTGCCGCCCATTCCTGTCCTTACGCTTCAGCACAGTCTCAGCCTGGGAGCGGCTTTTGAATTCCTTCTTTCCTTCACAGCCCCAGAAATGCACCCCTGATTTGCCGTCATTGCCCATGTCACGGGCCCACCCCGGCATCCAGTAAATCTTGTGCAATCCAGATGTCTTTGCAGTCCGGGGAATAGACGCCAACGATCACCACGTTCGGCTTCTTCTCTCGCAGGATCCTCGCAGCCTTCTTGGAAGCTGCAGCCATGCACTTCGCCCGGCCGTTCACCACACAAACGAAAGTCAATTCAGCGTGGCGCTTGATAAAGTTATGTACCCTCTCGAATGACATGGCCCACCCCCTTCGTTTTTACCTTCTTCTTGCAACCCCAACTATGAACCCTGCTTTACCTCATCAATCAGCTGCAACATGGCCGGCTCTCCATGCTTGTCGCGGTACTTCTTGATCCAGTCTCGGGCATACCAGTACGGCAGGCTTTGCAACCAGCGCACCAGGCATTGCCGGCAATCCATGTTGAAAACGTGAATTTGTTGGCAGCTGGCGCATGTCACTTCTTCTGCCCGAAGTCGATGTTGGCTTGCCGAACCATGTCGGGAGTGATGCCGGCAGCTTGGTAGACGCGCACTTTGAAATCTGGAAAGAGTTCGTCCCGTTCTTTGGTAATACCAAGCTCTACGGCTTTAGCTTCGATGCCAGTCGAGCTGATGTACCAGGGTTTTGTATTGGGGGTGGCGCCGTTTCCGTCGAATATCTCGTCAGCCCAGCGTCCCTGATTGATGTACGTCATTGGCGCTGGCTCAAAACCGTCTTGCCACTGCTTCGTTTTCTTCATCTGAGTGACGTGCTCGATGATCTGCTCTGCAATGGCGTCAAGCTCTTTGGTGTTCCACTTCTTTTCACAGGCAGCTTTACCTACCTTGCGTGGTGATTTGGGCCATGTTTCCCAGAACACGTCGAAGGGTGCGGGCTCTGACCGCACAATGGGTTTACCTTCTGTTCCTGTTTCTGTTCCTGTTTCTGGCTTCAAAGGGACTTGTGAAGGGGCTTTGGAGGGGCTTGCCTTTTCTTTCTGCTGTTTCAGATGGAAACAATCTTTGTATCTCGCGTAAAAGCCAGTCTTTATGAGGCTCTCAGCTAGGTTGCTGTACTGCTTCTGGATATCAATGACGCGGTTATCTGTAGGCTTTAATGAGTCACCTATCTGGAATCTGGCCATTTCATGCACCCATACCATTTCGGCATCTTCGTCATAGGTGCAAAATCCCCCTTCGCATAGCTTTTTGAGGGACTCCGAAGCTCCTTCGAAGGAGCTTCCAATGTCGTGAGCTATGTAGGAAATAGGGCAATAAAACACTCCAATCATGTTGGAGTGAGGGCTTGTCATCAGATAGAAAGCGATGGTTTGCGAAAGATGATCGCCACGCAGTGACTTGCCAGTTTTTCCAGTCCAGAAGGCGCCAGATACTTTTGAATAATCACGCATCTAATGTGGCCTTCCGCACAAACTAATGTGGCGTACTAGACGAACATGCGGATACTGGTAAGTCATGCAGCTATCCATACGCTGGCAAAAGCACAATGCGCCTTCGGATTTGTAACCTTCTGGTGACGTACGAAACGGATCAGCTTCTTACGAGAAGCCTTTAGGAAGATTCCGCCCCAAGCTCTTTCTGAAGGTGGATCAGATAAATCGGAGATTTCCTTCGCATACTTGCGGACGTGCTCGCACATGAATTCTCCCATGTGCGATTTGACATACCCTTCCAGGATTGAGTAGGCCTGTTCTTTCCAGCCGATCTGTTTGATTTCAGCGCTATCCAGTGCGACCTGAATACCGCCGTCACGCAATTCCTCGCCAGTAAAAGGCAGCAATCCTTGATTAAGATTTGTCATCGAGCCCCTTTCTCGCCCTTCGCTGAACTGTTGAGCTTCAGTAAGATGGACTCATGCACAACCCCATAGATTGCTCGATGCAGCAGTTTCAAAAGAAACGGCTCCTGAGTTTCTTGCTGCGCGCGCGCCCAAACGATGTCCCGGATATCAGCCGGCACAGCGCCATAAAGGTATTGGTTAACCACACGGCGCAACTCTTCGCTGTCGGTCGGCATTTCCGTGACGCTTCTAAAGTCTTTCAGCACGTCATCCGGAACCTTCGTTTTGAGGTCTTCGGTACATTTGCCGGCCGGGTCAGAACGGCCAGAGCGCTGAAATAAAGGTGCGTCTGTCATGAATATCCCCGTTGTTGTCCTGGCTGTTCCGATGAATAGCGAAAGCCACCATTGGCACCTAGTTGCTCTTCAACTCTTCCTGATCCACGTAACGCTCCGGATAGAGAATTTCCAGTTCGGAGATATCCCCACCCTTTTCCTTGTAGAACCTGGAGAGCTTTTCTGCGACATCAGGGGTTACCCCCTGTTTACGTCGCTCGATACGTGAGAGGTTTCCGGGATCGAGTCCAACCGGCACGGCAACATCATGCAAAGTGAACTTGAGCTTTTTCCTAACGATTTGGAGAGGTGTAGCCATGCGCCGATTATTGCGCACCACGCAATGCGCAGTCAAGAAATTTTTGCGCGTGGCGCTTTGCGTGACGTGCAAACCAACCGGAAAATGAGTACCATGTATAAACACATGGGGGAAGTCATCAGGGCACTGCGCTCGCGGGCTAAATTAAGCCTGCAGGCACTGGCTAACGAAGTGGAAAATTATGATGCCGGGAACCTGTCACGCTTCGAGCGTGGCGCTCAGCAGATAGAACCTGAGAAACTTGCACAACTAGCCAAAGCGCTAGGTAGACGCATGTCCGAACTGTATGCAATGTTGGAAGAAGACCCGCGTGTAAGCCGGGCGAATACAGAAGCAGGGCCGTCGATTAAAGGGGAGTATCCGTTGATATCTTGGGTGCAAGCAGGCTCATGGAATTCTATTTCCGATGAGTTCAGTCCGGGTGATGCTGAATCATATTATGCAGCGCCAAGGAAATGCGGTCCGCGTACTTTTTTATTGCGCGTTCGAGGCCGTAGCATGGAGCCGAAGTACAGTGACGGGGATCTGATTTTTGTAGACCCTGCAGTGCAGTATCAGCATGGCAGCAATGTCATCGTAAAGCTACCGGACGAAGAAGAAGGTACTTTCAAGAGGCTTGTCATTGAAGGTAGCAAGATATGGCTGGAGCCGCTGAACCCTGACTGGCCAGAAAAAGCTATTCAACTATCTGAAGACGCTGTTATTGTTGGCGTCGTGATAGGTAAATGGGTACCGGATTGATATGCGGCCACAGGGCTTTACCCTTGTCGAAATGTCTGTGGTGCTCGTCATTGCAGGCCTTGTGCTCGCAGCGGTAATGACCGCCGGCACTGCCCAGATCGCTCAGACAAGAATAATCACCACAAAGTCCAAGGAAGAGGCTGTAAGAACAGCCTTGATCACCTTCATCGCCAGAAATAACCGTCTACCCTGCCCTGCCGTACCTACCTTGGAACCGGATGATGACGGCTACGGAGTCGCAGCAGATTCACCTGGTTGCACGAATGTTCCAAGTTACGGAGCTGGCGCCGATATTGTTTATACCGGCGTTCTACCTTGGTCTTCTCTTGGGCTATCGAGTGAGTCGGCATCGGATGGCTATTACAACCGCTTCACATACATGGTTTCTGGGACTGCGACCGAGACCAATTCAATTACCGTGTCCGGCTTGGCCGGAAACATAACGATACACACTGATACCCCTGCTCTGCCCGGCAGTCCTGCGGCTGGCAATCAGTCCAATGAATGCGCCAATGGCCTGACAGTTAACCCATGCGCGGCAGCTGCTGCGATCATATCTCATGGAGCAAATGGCAACGGGGCATATACAACAGAGGGCAAAAGGATAGACCTTCCGGGTGGAAATGCAGAATCAGAAAACACTGATGGCGATACCGCTCTGGTCATAAAGGATTTCGTCACTGATAGTAACGAGCCATACGATGACATCGTGCTGGCCATGCCGGCGTCAGAGCTGCTTGCGCCTTTGACATTTAACGGATCCATCAAGGACTACAACGCCAAGCTGCAGGATGATTTCAGGAAGATACTTGGCGTCGTAGTTACAGATGCAAGAGTAAAGCGCACCGGCTCGATACCCGAAGACCGTTCTTACCCGCTCCCGTTCGACATCAACAGTTTGGGCCTGCAACCAGAATCGTCAATTGACCCATGGGGCACACCTTATGAGTACGACAGAGTGACGGCATCGATCGAAGCCGGTACCACCAATGTTGGCGCCTATACTGTTACGTCTTATGGTCCCGATAAAGCGGGAGGCGGCGGTGATGATATCGTGCTGACAGTGACGGTCAGCGAACTTAAATCTTATTTTCTCAACTACGGATGGTGAATATGCATACTCAACTTCAATCCAGTAGCACTGTTATGGACAAGCTCATCATCGGCGCCCCATTGATGCCGCCAATCGTTGCTGTCTTAATGTTCATAGGCATTCTCTCTCCTGTCACCTGGAGCGTCAGCGGATATATCTATACAGTGTTCGCGGTTTCGGTAGCAATAAGCGCGGTCGCCGCATACTGCATTGTCTCGTTTATCGAGAACGTCAAAGAACAAATGTAGTATCACACGCACGACTCCAAACCCGCTTCTGCGGGTTTTTCTTCGCCCTTCATTTTGCGCTTGACGCAATTATATATATTGCGTAGGATGCAATTCCATGAGCTGAACGAATGGCTCTGAGCAGTTAAAGCCTCCGAGTGGGGCATGGTCCCAAGTAGCTGGAATCTCGCAGAACAGCGCGAGGCGCGGAACGGCAGCAATGCACGCAGCACGCGGCGAACGGACAAGGCCTACAGACTGCAATAACGAAAACTTCACGAAGGGTATGACATGAACCTCATGGAAGAAGGCCTGAAAGCCCAGGCCAGGATAGTTGAATCAAACAAGGTGGCAACTCTTTCCGACAGACGCGCGCGCAAGCTCAAAGAAGCTGGCAAACGCATCGTTCACAAGCCTGCCGAGCTGGAGCACTTCAACCCAGATCAACCTCAGCCACCCAAGGCAGCGTAATGGGCCTCTTCCGGCGCATCAACGAGCACGACACATCCACCCGCACCGACGACGGCAGGCATGTCGATCAGGTCATGGGGGATTCCACCGGCTATGCCGAATATAAGCGGCAATACGAGCTGGCAGAGGACAAGTGCGCCTTTAACGCTGAGTTCTTCAGCAAGGATAAGTCATGAGCGCGAAAAGTACAGGTTACTTTTACGGCCGGAACAAGGGCCATGGAATTGTGATGCAGGGCTTCGAATTGCATTCCTCTCATGTGGCTGACACGGGCACTCCAGAGGGAATGGAAGCCGTTGTAAGAGCTTTCAAGGAGCGCGACGAGCTGCTGGCATCAATGCGCAGGCTATCCAACCTCAACGCATACGAAGACTACGAGCTGCGTGAGCTGGTGCGAGAGATTACAGACAGCGCCATCGCCAAGGTTGAATCCAAATGAGCATCCGCATCCGTGTCATGGGCACCGAGCAGGAGCGCCCAGAGGTCCCTGACGAGCTGCCCTATCGCCGTCCCAAATCAGTATGCAAAGTTCGTCAGGGCTGGAAGCCATCCATTCAGGCGCCATCCAACGCGCAGGAAGTCATTGCACGAATCGAACAAGCTCGCGAGCTGATGAGCTACTTCGAAGGCGCAATTAATTTCATGCGGTCAGAGCATGCCAAAGCGGTAGCCAGCATGAAGTGCCGCCCCCTATTACCCATTCGTAAAACCAAATTAGTGAGGATTGCTTAATGGAAGCCCGCGACATCTATCTGAAAACCACGACAGCAAATGGCAAGAGCTCCATTACACGTCACCGCGTATGGAATGCTGAGCAGTTCGTGAAAACGCAGCAGGAAGCCGGTAAGAAGGCCGGCGAAAAGAATAAGGCAGAGGGTTACACGGTAGCGCTATCCAGCGAAGCTGAGTTCAAGAAGCAGTAAGCAGCACATCTACAGGAGCCAACAAAATGTCAGACCAACTACAACCGGCAGTCCAGAACATGCCAGCCCTGCATGATACATCGCAGCTGGTACTGGATCCTGCTGCAATGAAAAGCATGATGGACTTGGCGAAGTTCATGTCCAGCGCAACCGCCACCCTACCGAAAGCCTACCAAAACAATCCAGGCGATTGCCTTGCCGTGATCATGCAGGCCCAACAATGGCGCATGAATCCATACGCCGTTGCCCAGAAAACGCATTTCATCAACGGCACTGCCGGCTACGAAGCACAGCTGGTAAATGCCGTAATCACTGGCTCTGGCGCCATTGCCGGAAACTTCAAGTATGAATGGTTCGGGCCATGGGAAAACATCATCGGAAAGTTCGAGGTCAAGAAGAGTGACAAAGGCGAATATCGCGTTCCAGGCTGGTCCCTGAAGGATGAAGAAGGCCTCGGCATTCGCATTGAAGCCACTCTGAAGGGTGAAACTGAGCCACGCAAACTTGAGCTGCTGCTGGCACAGGCACGCACGCGCAATTCAACCCTGTGGGCTGATGACCCGAAGCAACAGCTGGCATATCTCGCCGTCAAGAAGTGGGGGCGCCTCTACACCCCTGGCGTCATCCTCGGTGTTTATACCCATGACGAGCTGGAAGACTTCGCGCCGCCACCGGAGAAGGATGTCACCAGCGAATCCACCGTTGAGGTCGAGTATTACACCAATGAGGAATTTGGTGAAAAGAAAGCCTCATGGAAAGAGGCGGTTATCACCGGCAAGAAGAAGAATGAAGACCTGATTTCCCTTGTGGAGAGCAAGGGCAAGCGCTTCACCGATGCCCAGAAGGCCGAGATTCAGGCATGGAAGTTCAATACCAAGCCAGCCGCGACGGCTCCGCAGACTGTGGACCATGAGTCGCCTAAACCAGAAGGGTCCGATGCCGGCGGCAAGTCAGACTTCGTTTCCGAAATGGAAGCCGCCGAGAAAGGTGGTGCCCAATGATGTCCCAGATGCAGATCCACAACTTTATCCAGGGTTCGGATGAGTGGCTTGCCCATCGTGCGAATTGCTACAACGCCAGCGAAGCCGCTGCCATGCTTGGCCTTTGCAAGAAGACGAGCCGTAACGAGCTGATCAAGCTGTATGCCACCGGCACGACCAAGGAATTCAGCGATTTCGTCAAGAACGTCATCTTCGAGAAAGGTCACGAGACCGAGAAGAAGATGCGCCCCATTATCGAGGGCATCATTGGCGAGGAGCTGTACCCTGCTTCAGCCTCGATTGAATCAGGCCTGAGCAGGCGCTATGGCGTGTCCTTCGACGGTATCGACATGCTTTATACGGTCATCTACGAGCACAAGCAATGGAATGAAGAGCTCGCAGCTCTGGTGCGCGCCGGCATCGTGCCTGATACCCACATGCCTCAGCCGCAGCAGCAGCTCATGGTTTCAGGCGCCTTAAAGGTCATATTCGTCGTGTCTGATGGCACTCCGGAAAAGATGGTGTCCTGTGATGTGTACCCAGATCAGGCATGGTTCGACCGAATCAAGGCTGGTTGGGCGCAGTTCGAAAAAGATGTTGCCGCCTACGTGCCGCAGGAAGTCATCCCCAAGGCTGTAGCCGAAACCATGATGGACCTGCCCGCCCTGTTCATCCAGACCGAGGGCGAGATTGCTATCCGTTCCAATCTTGATGTATTCGGTGAAAAACTGGATATGTTTGTCCGCGGCCTCAATCTCAAGCCAGTCACCGATCAGGACTTTGCCAACGCAGATGCCGCGGTAAAGGTGCTGACGAAGGCAGAAGAAGCCTTGGCTGCAGGCGAGGCGAACGCGCTGGCGCAGGCCTCAGAGATTGATGCGCTACGCCGCACCGTCGCCGCCTTCAAAAAGACTGCGCGCGACACCAGGCTGATGCTGGAAAAGCTGGTTAAGGAAGAGAAGCAGAACCGCAAGGCGATGATCATAACGATAGGCCGAGCCGCGTTCACTGCGCACCAGTCCGATCTTGATGAGTCGGTGGCACCTATCCGGCTGAACCTGAAGGATCCTGACTTCGTTGCCGCTACGCACGGACTCAAGACCTTAACCAGTATTCAAAACGCGGTTGATACGTGCCTGGCTAACGCCAAGATCGAGGCCGATGCCACCGCCAGAGACATCCGCGCCAAGCTGGACTGGTGCAAGGCCAACGCTAATGGCTACGGCATGCTGTTCCCAGACCTGCAGCAGATCATCTTCAAGCCGGCGGAAGACTTCCAACTGGTCATCAATACCCGCATCCGAGAGCACAAGGAGGCCGAGGAACACCGGCTTGAGCAAGAGCGTGCGCGCATCCGTGCCGAAGAAGAAGCCAGGGCAAGGGCTGAGGCAGAAGCCAAGGCAAAAGACCCGGTAGAAGCGGTCAATGACGTTCTCAGCGACACATACAAGGAAGTAGTAACGGCGTCTGTTATGTCATCGGTGGAAACCGGCTCGGCGGTAGTGGTGCAGCAGTACGAAGGTACGACTATCACAGCTACGCATGTGCCGACACAAGACATCATCGACACCGGCAACAAGCTCAAGCTCGGTGAAGTCTGCAGCATGCTCGGCTTCACGGTTACCGAGGCTTTCCTGAAGAAGCTCGGCTTCGAGGGCACCCGCGAACGCAACTCCGTGACGTACAGGGAATGCGACTTCTCGCTGATCTGCTACGGCATCACCAAGCACGTTCAGCAGGTGCATAACGACCACATGAACAAGCTGCAGGCAGCAGCATAGTTTCGAAGCACGGCGAGTAGGTTTTGGAGCATATATGAGCGAATCAGGCATCGAGTTAGAACCAGGGTACACGTAGTGCTCTCTCCCCCTTACCGCCCACCCACTCCCCTTGGAATTGGGCGGCTTTTTCAAAGGCATTGGCAACAGTGTCTTTGAACAAGCACAAAGGAGAAACGCGATGCGCAGATTGATGACTGTTGAATTGCCAGACGGCTCGGTATGGGGCGTTCCGGTTGAACTGATAGCACGTAATAGGGCTGCACATTATGCCCATGAGTTCCACGGCGATGTCGAGATAAGCCTGAAGGAAGACACCATTCCGCTTTTTGAAAGTGACGATTACGAGATTCGGGATTGGGCCGTCAACAACATGAATTGGACCGACTTCGACGACCGCCAGGTAAAGGTATCTGATGCGCCGGCGCCAGACTTCCAGGAGGCATGGCTGAATGGCGAAAAGGATTTTCAGGATTAAGCCATGGCCAAGCACAAGAAAACCAAGGGTTCAAAGCGCCGCGCACGTCGTGATCTGCGCGAGCGGAAGCGTTACCAACCAACGTACTAAGGGGAAGTCATGGAAAAGCAAACAACCGTTGTCGATATCCAGTTAAAGCCGGTTAAATCTTCGCAGATAGCCGCCATAGGGTATGACGAAACGAGTAAGACCCTGGCGGTCAAGTTCACCAACGGCAAGGCTGAATATCGTTACGCCAACGTATCGCCCGATCTTTTTGATGGGCTTCTTAAATCCAAGTCTGCCGGCTCGTTTTTCAACGGCAACATTCGTAACAAGTTCAAGCATACGCTGCTGACGCCAGAGACGAAATAATGACCACCATACAAAAAGAAATCCGCCACTTCCATCTATTCTGCGGTCTGGGCGGTGGAGCCAAGGGGTTCAATAAGGGCAAGGCCCGTGTGGGCAACATGGAAGCCAAGTTCCGCTGCATCGGTGGTGTCGATGTGGATCCTGCGGCTATCAGAGACTTCGATAAGTTGGCCGGCGTCCGCGGCACTGTGCTCGATATGTTCAGCCGTCAGCAGTATGAAGCATTCCACGGCAAGGAACCGCCGGCAGGATGGCGTGAAGCCGGCCCGGCAGACATCCAGCGTGCTGCAGGCAATGAGCGGCCGCATATCGTGTTCTTGTCGGCGCCCTGCAAGGGCTTCTCCGGCCTGCTCTCAGAGAGCAAGAGTAAGACCGGCAAGTACCAGGCGCTGAATGAACTCACGCTGCGCGGTGTATGGCTCATGCTGGAAGCCTTCAAGGATGACCCGGTTGAACTCATCGTGTTCGAGAACGTGCCCCGCATTCAGAACCGTGGCCGTCATCTTCTGGACCAGATCACCGGACTGTTGCGTAGCTATGGCTATGCGGTCGCTGAAACCACGCATGACTGTGGCGAGCTCGGCGGTCTAGCACAAAGCCGCAAGCGTTTCTTGCTCGTAGCGCGCCATACCGACAAGGTTCAGCCATTCCTTTATGAGCCGCAGAAGAAATCTTTACGCGCTGTTGGTGATGTCCTCGGCCGCATGCCTATGCCTGGCGATGCACTGGGCGGTGCCATGCACAGACTTCCGGCCCTGCAGTGGAAAACCTGGGTGCGGCTGGCTTTCGTTGAAGCGGGGTCGGACTGGCGCAGCCTGAACCGGTTGGCCGTTGAAAACGGCGTACTGCGTGATTACCTCATCGTGCCAGATATGCACGGCGGAATGCTCGGCGTACAGGACTGGAACATGCCGTCATCCACCATCACCAGCAAAGGCCGGCCGAATAATGGCAATTTCTCTGTCGCAGACCCACGTTACCATGGCCAGGAATACAGCCAGTATGGCGTGCTCAGGTTTGACGAATCGATGGGCGCAGTGTCTGGCCAGTCAGCTCCGGGTGGGGGCATGTACTCAGTAGCAGATCCCCGACATGCAGGCCCGGAAAAACACTCCAATGAATTCCGTGTGGTTCCGTTCGACCAATCCGCTCAAGCTGTAACCTCGGCACACGGCAGCGGTCAGGCTGTGGCCGATCCGCGCGGCGGGCTCAATCCAGAAGAACTACACGGCAAATACCCTGTGGCCGGATGGGATGAGGCGAGCCGCACTGTCATCGGTGGCAATGTGAATGGTGCCTATGCTGTCGCTGATCCTCGATCGCAAACCGGTTTCGGCGGCAAGGGTAAATACATTGTCACCCGCTTTGACGATCACACCAATACGGTTATTGCCGGCAGCACGACCGGTCAAGGCGCCTTCGCTGTTGCAGACCCGCGCAGCGGCATCGACCGAGAAAAAGGCGACCACTATCTAACCGGTGGCCATTATGGTGTTGTGCCATGGGACCAAGCTACCGGCGCCGTGAGCTCCGCTGCAGGTATCGATAACGGCCGTTGGTCGGTTGCCGATCCGCGCATGCCAGAACCGAATGAAAAGCTCATCGCCATCATCCGAGCGCTGGACGGCACATGGCATCGACCATTCACCACGCTGGAACTCGCTGCAATCCAGAGCCTTGTGGATCCGGAAGACTTTCTTGAGCTGTCAGGGTTATCTGACCAAGCATGGCGCGAACGCATCGGGAATGCAGTGCCACCTGATGCAGCCGAAGCGATTGCCGGCGTGATGGGCACCACCCTTCTGCTCGCCTGGTCCGGGGAAACATTCGTGCTCAGCGCTCAGCCTATCTGGGTGCAACCGGTAGCGATCGCACTCAGCGTTGCGCAAGGAGGTGTCCTGTGAGCGGCGGCGGTTGGATCGGCGTCGACTTCGACGGAACCCTAGCCCACTACGAAGGCTGGAACGGTGGCGCGCTAGGTCAGCCAATTCAGGCAATGGCTGAGCGTGTAAAGAATTGGTTGGCTGCTGGCCATACTGTGAAGATTTTCACTGCGCGCGTCGGCACTACCGGCCTTATCACCAATGTTGGCAACAAAGACGACATCGATTTTGCGGAAGAACAGCGGAGGAAGATCCAAGACTGGTGCTTGGAACACATCGGCATCGCGCTTGAAGTTACCGCTACCAAAGACTTCGCCATGATTGAGCTTTGGGATGACCGGGCAGTACAGGTCAAGGCCAACACAGGCGAACCAGTTGGGTTCTCTACACGGGGGTTGGCATGAGCGATACCACAGGCATTACCTGGGCCGACTCTACTTTCAATCCATGGATGGGCTGTACCAAGGTTTCCCCAGGCTGCGATCACTGTTATGCCGAGCGAGATACAGCACGGTTCAAGCAGGTTGAATGGGGTCCGGGCGCACCACGCAAGCGCACCAGTGAAGGCAACTGGAAGAAGCCCATGCAGTGGGAGCGCGAGCACGAGAAGTTCTTTGCTGAGCATGGCCATCGCCGGCGTGTGTTCTGCGCCAGCCTGGCTGATGTGTTCGATAACGAAGTGGATCCGCAGTGGCGCATGGATTTATTCAGCCTCATAGCACAAACGCCTAACCTTGACTGGCTGATCCTGACCAAACGAATCGGCAATGTGATTCCCATGTGCTCTGGTGACGGCCTAATGTTCGACATGATACGTGAAAGAGTCTGGCTCGGTATCAGCGTGGTCAATCAGGCCGAGGCTGACCGGGACATACCAAAACTGCTGGCAGTGCCTGCAGCAATTCGCTGGTTGAGCATGGAGCCGCTTCTTGGGCCGGTTCATATCGGGATGTATCTATCCCGTACCAACATGCCTGGCTTCAACATCATGCCGGGATTCCGCGACCCGTTGCCCGGGATAGATTGGGTTGTCATCGGCGGCGAGTCCGGCAAAGACGCCCGTCCCATGCACCCTGATTGGGCTCGGAATCTGCGCGACCAGTGCCAAGCTGCAGCTGTGCCTTTCTTCTTCAAGCAATGGGGTGAATGGGTTCCTACAGAACCGAAAGCCGGCGAGGACCTGGGCGGAGATATGCGCAAAGGCATAGTCCGCTTTGTGCAAGTCAACCGTGAGCCTGATGGAAGATTCCTCAAAGGCGACGCCATCATGCGTAGAGTCGGCAAGCACGTTGCCGGCGATCTGCTCGATGGCGTCCAGCATCACGCATTCCCGAAGGTGGCAGCATGAAGCAGCGCAGCAATGAAATCCCCATCGTGACCTGCCCGTACTGCGCGCAGCAGGCGCAGCTAGTAGACAGCAAGATTATCTATCCGCACTCGGACAGGGACTACGGCAAATTCTGGCACTGCCCTACTGATCAGGCATGGGTTGGCGTGCATAAAAACAGTTCGCGCTTTGCGCCTCTCGGCAGGTTGGCCAATGCCGAGCTGCGCGACTGGAAGATGAAGGCACATGCCGTATTCGATCCGTTCTGGAAAGGCGGGCTCATGAATCGCCGCAAGGCATACAAGATGATGCAGCAGATCCTCGGCGTATCAAAAGCGGAAGCTCATATCGGCATGCTGAATGTCGAGCAGTGCCAGGCACTGATACAAGAGCTCACCACGAACAAGCAGTTCTATATCGACCAGGCAATGCAAGCGAATGGAGCGACAGCATGAGTTACGTATTGAACGAAGAATCCTTTTTGAAGGACGTTGCCGCGCACGAAATGACAATCCTTCGTGATGATGGACTTTACCGCCACATACGCTTCAAGCGCCCGGACTCCGGCTGCATGTACTTTGACCTGGTGACATGGCCAGGCCTGCTCTGCTACACCGGCGACATGGGGACCTACGTTTTCAGCAGGGTGCAAGATATGTTCGAGTTCTTCCGCATGGATAAATCAGACTGGAATTTCAACAAGAATGGACTCTCCATCAATCCAGGCTACTGGTCTGAGAAGTTGCAAGCAGTTGATGGGAACCGTCATCAAGCTAGCTGTATGGAATTCGATGAGGATAGCTTTAAGAGGGCCATCAATCAGTACCGGATTGAATGGATGCGCTCCGGCGATTTGGAAAAGGAAGAAAGGCGGGAGCTCTGGGAAGCCGTGGAGTCTGAAGTTCTGGGTGAATTGGACAACTCAGGCATGAGGGCCCAGATTGCCGCCAATGATTTTCGATATGAGGTCGGTGGACGGGAATTCTGTTTCATTGACTTCTGGGACCACAGTTTTACGAAATACACCTCGCATTTTCTTTGGTGCTGCTATGCCCTTGCATGGGGTATCGCGCAGTACGACAAGCACATGGCAGAACAGGCGGTGTCGGCATGAATAACGTACAAGCCTACCCGCTGAGCTGGCCAAGAGAGTTTCCACGTGCGAAGAGCCGCGACAAGGGCACATTCAAAACTTCCCTATCCGGCGCCATCAGGAACGTGCAGGACAGCCTGCGCCTCTTCTCCCTGGACTCAGGCAAGAAGCTGGATAACATCATCATATCCAGCAATGTGAGCCTTGGCGTTTCAAAGCCGGATGACCCTGGCGTATCGGTCTGGTTCACATGGGACAGCATGGACCTCTGCATTGCCGTGGACCGTTACCAGACCGTAGAAGCCAACCTTCAGGCAATCCATCACATCCTTGAAGCCCGTCGGGTAGAGCTGCGTCACGGCACTCTCGCACTAGTAAGAGCTACCTTTCAAGGATTCCGCGCGCTGCCGGCGCCATCCAGTGAGAAGTCATGGCGTGAAGTTTTGGGTGTGCCTGCTGACGAGAACGATCTTGAAGTGGTGAAGCAGGCCTATCGTCGCAAGGTAGCCGAGACACACCCAGACCGTGGCGGCAGTCACGATAAAACGACCGAAATCAACAGGGCATGGGAAGAGGCTCAGGAGGCACTGAAGGCATGAGCGACCTAACCCTACACCTGAAGGCCGTCTACTTCGACCAGATCAAGAACGGCACCAAGCCATTCGAGTATCGCCTGATAACGCCGTATTGGAAAAAACGACTCATCGGGCGTCACTACAACAACGTTGTGTTCTGCCGAGGCTATCCAAAGCGCGGCGATGTTGAGCCTTATCGCGGCTATGACGTTCAGACGCTGACGCATCCCCATTTTGGCAACAAGCCAGTGACGGTATTCGCTATCAGGACCATGGCCGTCCAGGAGAAGGCAGCATGACCGATAAAGAGTTATTGGAGCTGGCGGCAAAGGCGGCTGGTATCGAGATTGATAAGAGCGAGTTCAATGGCGGTGGTGCCGGTAATGATGGTTTTGACATCATGGGTAATGCTGTACTGGACTGGCACAACGGCACGACATGGAACCCGCTTACCGATGATGGCGACGCGCTGCGACTGGCAGTGAAGATTGGGCTATCTCACGGATTAGATGTCATCTTGACAAACAGATCCGCGCATGCGGACTTAGACGGCGCCGGCGTCAGTCAAAACTGGTTTGCCGAAGAACACGACGGCGACCCATTTGCAGCCACCCGCCGCGCCATTGTCCGTTCTGCAGCTGAGATCGGGAAAGCCGCATGACCGAAGAAGCGCAAGAATCCATGTGCATAGCCTGCGGCCACCAAGCTGCAACTCTCTTATGCGATTTCGTATTAGGGGCTGCTATCGCAGGATATATCCGCGTCGGACCTATCACCAATAACAGGTTCATGGCTGTGAAGTCGGCCAAGGTGCCTATGTTTACCTGCGATGCTCCGCTATGCGAAGACTGTGCGGTGAACAAGGGACATTTTCATGCTTCAGGCAAAGATGGATTCACCGAATCCATTGACCACTGCCCGCTCCATGCCGACCAGGTGCAAAAAATCATGCCGCTGACTTCTGAAGAAATTGAAGCAAAACGGCGCGAGATAAGTGTGTATTACAGGCGGAAAAGAATAGCGGTGACCTCATGATCAAGCGCGTCCACAAAACACTGTTCCAGGAATCCTACGCGCACTTCTCAGACTGCGACAAATACCGCTTTCTGCTGTGCCGTACATGGGATGAGGCAAAGCCGGCCATCTGCTACCTGATGTTGAACCCGAGCACAGCTGACGAGAAGGTTAACGATAACACTATCGAACTGTGCCAGCGTCGTGCGGCAGTCATGGGCTACGGCTCCATGATCATCGTCAACATCTTCCCCTATCGCCTCACCGATTCCAGGCAGCTAAACAAGGTGCCGGACCTGATCGGGGATCCAGAGCTGGCGAACCGTGAAATCGTGTACGCAGTAGCCCGCGCGGATATGACTATCTGCGGATGGGGTCGGCACAAACTGGCCGCGCCCAGGGCAAAGGAAATCATGCAACTGCTGGAATCGGAAGGCCTGCAGCACAAGATTTACTGCCTCAGAACAACCAAAGACGGTAGCCCGCAGCACCCGCTTTATATCGGGTATTCCGTACAGCCTAAGCCATGGAGACCGCAATGAGCACCGAAACATGCGAAGACGATATCTTTAAATACGGGGAAAGCCTGGGGATGTTCGACATGCCAAAGGAACAGGCCGAGCAGTATTGCAAGGATGAAACCGAGCGCACCGGCTATCAACACGATTGGCACTATGTCGCCGGCAGGGTTCATGTCCTAGCCTTAACACCGGCTGCACTGGAACTAATGCCGTTCCAGAAGCGCGTCGCACCATGGATGCAGGTATGTTTTGGCCAGAAGATATCTGCCGACATGGCCGAGCGTTGCCATCGGTTCTTTGAAGAGGCCACCGAAAAGGTGCAGGCCCACGGCATGACGCGCAGTGAGTGTTATCAGCTGGTTGATTACACGTTCAACAGACCAGTCGGGGATCCGGCACAGGAGACCGGCGGCGTCATGGTCACACTCGCAGCTCTGGATCTGGCGGCTGGCATTGATATGCACGCTGCGGCAGATACTGAATTCCGGCGCATCAATAACCCGGAGACCATCCAGAAGATACGCGCCAAGCAGGCAGCAAAGCCCTGGCACTCACCGTTGCCAGAAGCAGCCGCCCCACATACTAATCAGGTAGTGCCAGTAGTTCGTGGAGTAGGCAGAGATATAGATAATCCTAAATCCCTCTGCCTATATTTTGACCGTGAGCTTTCAGATGATGAGCTGGTAATAGTTCACGAGACATTGAAAAGAGCAGCCGCCCCACAGCAGCACGCTCCAGAAGGTTACGTTTCTCATGACGCTTACCGAGGAGCTATGGAACGAGCTTATCTTGCTGAGAAGAGACTGAAAGCAGCGGAAACCGAATTGGCGGAACTGCGCCAAGCACAGCAGCAGGGTGAGCCGGTGGCGTATCTCACCGTTCACAATGATGCAGCTCATAAACCTGGGCAGAAGGAGCTGACTTTCGATAAGCCGCACTCTCGCACTGATTGGGATGTGTTCGCCCTCTTCACCCAACCCCTCACCGCTGACGCCAGCTTTAATCAAGGGGTGGAGGAAAGCGTGAACCGCGCTGCCGCCTTTGTAGCAAACAATGAGTGTGAGATTGACTTGGCTGGACTTGCGCGAGAAATACGCAACGGAAAGCGCCCCACCGATATGCTGACGATGACGCCAATTTGGAACGATGAAGAGTTGCAAGCGCTGTTGAGATTCCGCGAAACAACCGAAGATGAAGCCACCTATGATGTGCCCGCTGAAATGATGAAGCGCCTTGCTAGGATTGGCCTAGTGCGCTGGGTAAATCGGGACATATATCAAATTACTAAGTTTGGCGATTTTGTCTCCCGCGCACTGGAGGGGAAGTGATGGATTTTCGCGAACGATTAACCGCAAATGCTGAAGACTTCGACGGCATCGTTTCTGAAATCCTTGCCGAGAACGAATCTCTTAAAGCCAAAATATTGGCGGCCAATAATGGTGAACTCAACGTATCACCATGGGTTGCTGAACTCGCCACATCATTGATGTTTGCCAATGTTTATAAGCATTATGAATTGAGCAGAGACCAACTATTTGAGCTGATGGGAGGAACAGTAAGAGTTGCTTCTATTGCCGCATTAGCCCACGACGCCGCCATAGCTAAGGAGAAGGAATGATGGCTGTTCGGTGCCCAAAATGCCGCAGCACATCGTTTTCCTATTCTGTTGTATGTGAGGAAGAGTTTACCAGTGATGTAGTTGATGGACAGCTTACCTTCATGGGGCAAAGTGATTTGCCTGTACCCGTGAGGGCCTGTGCCACTTGTACAAAGTGCGGACATTACTGGCAGTTCAGGAAAGTCCCTTACACCACTGAAGGTGCGTTGTGCAGATGAATTAACCAATGATGACCCTACCCCTTCATCCTACGAACGCACTCACGGCCAGCGCTGGTTTAGGCCAGTTGCCGCACCGTTATGCGTCCGGAAACAGTTGTCATCCAACCTTTGCCGCCGGGCTTGTCCTTGATGTATTCGAGCCGCTTCAGAGATTCGATAACCCAAGGCTCCATGGTGTGCAACGGCATCTTAAAGTGAATGGCAACAAGGCCCCAGACCTGCTCCTGTCTCAAGTCAGACTTCATGGCTTATTTGCACAGCTTCGCGCTGGTCAGCCTGTGCACTTCCTGCACGCTGATGCCGGAATCAATGGCCTGCTCGGCTTCCTTGGCGATGCAGTCCTGGAAATCCTCAAACACGGCCAGGCGATCCAGCGGCTCTGCGCAATCCTCTTCGCTGTAATGCGCGAGGTCCTCCAGCGGCTCGCTCGTCACGGCAAAGCGGTAGTCGTGGTCATTCTTGGTGGCGATGAAATGCACCTCTTCGCCAATCACATGCACGTTGGATATTTCGATAGACATACACTCTCCTTGTGGTTGGAGGGTAGACAGGTAGCGTATGGGCTTGTTCCGCGGGGAAAAAACACAAAGGAAAGGATTAGATGATGAACGAGTTAGAGCAGAAACGCATGCAGAAATTACAGGATGCGCTGATCAAGACAGCACTTGACCTGCTGGCCATAGGCGGGGCTCCCTGTATGCGGGTGACTATCCCGAACACCGATCCGCCTGTCTACATCATGGTGGGCGAGATCAAAGACATTAAATTGTTGGTTGGTTGAGAAATAGAAAGCAAAGCTGAATAATCATGTCGAGAACAAGGCCGAAAATTAAGGTCCGCAC